AGGCGAATCAGCTCATCAGGATCATCGAGATTAATATCAAGATCCTCAAACTTGATCGACTGAACCAAATCACCCACGATACTTGCAAGACGGGTGTTCATAACAAGATCCAGAATCTCCTTAAGCGAGTTCTGAGTCTCCTCATCCTCTAAAATCTTCATCACCTCATCCTGGCGACCGCCGGGGATGGCGCCCTTAATCTGCTCAAAGATCGCCCCGAACTTTTCCTTTGGATCCCCATGGAGAACTGAATACATCAGTGCCATGCGGAGCTTCTGCCACGCCTCATCCTTACCATCCCACTTCACAGTGATTCCCGGAAACAGCTCGGGTGCAGTTTCCTCATCCGTGAACAGGGTATTATCCTTCTTCACAATCTTCATCAAATGGGGAAGGAGTTCCTTCTCAATGTGAACAAACAGCTCATCAGACGCCCGCGGAAACTTGGTGTCTGGCATCCGTTCCTTGAAGTATTGAAGTAAGTTCCTCAAGTGTTCCATTTATTAGTCTAGTAGAGTAGTCTTGTAAGCGGATTATAACTCAGAACCCATTGAATTTCCAACAAGCTGATAGAAGATTGCAAGGAATGTTCCAATTAACAAAATAGTCATACACGGTTCAACAGAACTTGTATCATCTTCTTCAAGTTCTCTGTCGATATCAAAGATCATTGTATTTACAGGGTAGGTATGTTTAAGCGCGATTTCCACCACGAGATCCAAACAGTGCCTTCTGCTCGGCAGTCAGGCAGATGCATCCAAGATCACCGGAGAATGCAGATGGGCAGCAGTCGGCGCTCTGCTTGTTATTTGCAAATTGGTAGAGATTGACGTCATCCGTCTTATCATACGGGTGGAGGGGCGTCGCCTGGGGCTCCGTTCCGAGGATGGGAGAATTTCCAGAATATCCCTGAACAGCCTGTGTTGCAAGGGGCATTGAGCGCTCCTGTTGCATGAACTTCTCCTTTACGACAGGGGACGAAGCGAGTAGGGTTGAGTTGACAAAAACACCCGCGAGGACGGCAGCAACAAAAAACGCAAGGACGGCAGTGGTTCGCTTCATACTTGTGTTTGGAGTGGGAAAAAAGCCGGAGCGTCCAAAATGGATTCGTTCTGGTCAAGATAGACAGACTCACCTTTACCATGGAGCCCAACTATCAAAAGATGTATCTCGCCGATCTCAAACTAATTGCAAAGACCCGCCGTATCAAGCTATACTATGTCAAGACGAAGGAAGAGCTTATCCACTTGCTCACACTCCCCGAGCTCCCCCTTGCGATGAGGGTTGAAAAGATGACAATTCACCAACTCCGAGCAGAGGCAAAGAAGCGACGTATCACCGGCTTCTGGGAGCTTCGCCGAGATGCCCTTGTAGAGTTACTCTTTCCGAAGACTGAGTACGTCAACGAGGCTTCCCCGAACAAGAATGAGGAGGATGAGGGCGAGGCACACAAACATCATCAACCAGAGGAGCATGATCCCAAAAAGGTAGGGGTATAGAATGCTTAAAATTCTCGAAATCATGGGACGAAGCACATGTGATTCAACAGATGCCTGAATTTCAGGCGACTTCATTTTTTCTACGATGTCATGGATGAGTGGGTCCAAAAACTTCGTCATCACGAAATTTGTCTTTCCGTCAGTATAAACATAGAATGAAGCTCACGCAACCTAAACTTGTTCGCCTGGGCTTGGTCCTTGCTGGTGTTGTCGTCCTCTACACTCTCTTTACTTCGTATGGCGGTGCGAAGGGAACGCTCCTTGACCGTGCCGAGGAGCTTGGTGGCTCGGGCCCCAGTGCGCCTATGTCAAATTCTGGACCGTCCATGGGACTCCCGCACAGCCTGGGTGGTAATGCGGCCTCGGCTGAGGGTCTCCAGGGACGCACGCCCTCTTCCCAGCAGACCTACCAGGAGACAACCCTGGACTCTGCTGAGCTCCTCCCCAAGGGATCTATGGGTGCCTCGTGGGCTGCCGTGAACCCCGCGAGTGGCGAGGATTTGAAGGGACAGAACTTCCTGCAGTCTGGATACCACTCTAACATCAACGTGATTGGTATTGCGCAAACCAACAGGAACCCGACCTACGATATCCGTTCGGAGGTGCCGAACCCCCAGGGCAAGGTTGGTCCCTTCCTGCAGACCACCATTGACCCGGACCCTTTCAAGAGCACCCGCTCGCTGGAGGGACTTTCGGCTTAAATCTCAAGTCTAAGTAATGTTGCCTGCAACCGCCGTTGGGCTCACAACCATTCTTGCCCTAACATACTTTGCGGGTCCTCGTAATACGACCCCAATGACCGGTCCAGATGGAAAGACATATGAGGTTCAGAATTTACCAAATAAGGAAGAAGCGGTTAAGAGAATGGCGGGAATCTGTGCAAACTTGACCAAACTACGGGATCATTACGCAAATGATAAGGGTCTAGCCTCAGATCCACCTGTAGCACGGTTTCTCGCAAGGTATCAACCAGACTGTTTTGTTGAGAATGACATGTCCTCATCTGATACATCATATTCGGAGAACAAGGGTCAGAAGATCGTGGTTTGCCTTCGCGATAAGACAAAGCCTCCATCATATCCGCTGATTGATCAAAATACAGTAATGTTTGTTATGCTCCACGAGATGGCACACTTGATGACAGAGACAATCGGACATACACAAGAATTCTGGACCAACTTTAAGAGGATGCTTCACGATGCAGTAAAGATTGGAATCTATACTTCAGTCAACTATGCACAAAAGCCCACACCCTATTGTGGAATGACCATTACGGACTCACCTATCTAAAAAGAACCGCTCCACACTATAATGGAGTTACCCCTTGAAGGGACATCAACAATTCTGTCGTTTTTCCCTGACGACACAATTGAAACCGTTCGCCAACATGTAGCACTTGTAAAAGGAACTCATCCAGATCGTCTGTTTATTCAGGTCCAGGTAGAGCTTCCATCAACCTACTATTCAGCCAATCCAAAACATTGGATGGATCTCTTTTTCCGTTTGTCCTATGGAAAGAACACGATCACAAAGGAAGCACTGGATATCTACTTAACGCATACACGGAAGAATACCGGTGTGTCTGCTCGCGAGGTCAAGCGTGAAGAATGGGAAACAGTGGATCCGTATTTGATCCCTATCTTTGATCCATCCAGTTCATTTAAGGAATGGAGGATTCTGGGTGTTCCCGAGGACAAGTCTGTGGTCCTTCCAATCCCGATTAAGGATGTAATCCTACCTGCAGCATATCGTCCAATTCCTGTTCGTCAGGCTCTGTTTGAGACGATGCATAAGGAAGAAGCTCTTGAAGTGATGGCTGTTGAGATTGATCAAGAAACTTCAACAGATATGATGAAGCAAGTGTATTTCCCTTTCTTCCAAACCACAACTCCTAACAATATTGAAACACTTCGAGCACCTTTAAAGGCATCTCATGATCAGATTGCGAAGGTTCTCAAACTCAAGGCACCGAAGCCATCAAACGTAGCGATCCTGCGAGCCAAGTGGTATATCCCATTCATATCTACCAAGTTTTCAGCTCCACGAACTCGATTCGAACAGATCTTCTATGGACTTACCGTATCTTCAGAGACACCTGTAGTTAGCTACTTCACAGCAAAGACCGAAACGATACGTCATAAGTTCTATGTTGAGGACCCTAAAACGAAGAAGCCCATGATTGATATTGCAATGTGGAAGGCATGGATGGCAAATACCCAACCACAGCGTCGTTTGCCTACACTTTTACTATATCGCGGAAAGTCACGGGGGTCCTTTGATCGCATTGCCATCACAAATAAGGATATAACCGTATCAACGTGGCGCGGCAAAGAATCAAAGGAGACATCCGAAGAACTCATAAAATCAGCGCTTGATTGGATTCGGTCGTTGGATGCAGTTATGCCATTTCTGGTTGAGTCAGATATTGAGAGCAGCCGTTGGGAGCTCAATGATCTATCTGTGATCGCTTCATATTCTAAAGAGATCTCTGAATTTGATCTTCGCAGATTTGCGTGCTTGCGAGACATCTTCAGTTTTCAGGATGATACATTCCGGTTGATTCGCGCAGATCGTGAGTTTGATGTGTCTTCTCAGGTATTACGAGCCTATTCACTCTTGCAAGGTGGTGAAGCTAATCTGGAGTCTGCAATGGGCGTATCGGCTGAAGAAGCGGCTGCTCTGACGACTCGTGTTCAAGAACTGGAGGCAGATGAACATTTTAACTTTGAAAAGGCGATCAGTGGATATCCAACAATCAGCTTTGCCGCAAAAGAGGTCATTGTGAAGTTCGTCTCTAATCTTGATCGCGTTGTCGAGTATGCAAGTCTTCTTCGGTATATTCTCACGTCCGACAAGGCAGAGGTTGATGAGGTTTGTCCAAAGTCAATGGAAACCGTTGAAGCGACTGCAGGCGTGGCGCAAACAACCGTAACGGTAGAAGATGAGTTTGTTCTTGATGATTTCTTGCTGAATGAAATTGAGGAAGTCCAAGCCGTTCAACCTGTTGTAACAGAGGTGGTTGCTCCAGTTAAGGATACAAAGGTCAAGGTTAAAAAGTCTGGACCGGCAGGTACTCATAGTTATTTCAACAACCGCGTGCATGAGTTTGATCCCGAGATGTTTGATTCAGAGTATCCTAAGAAATGCGAAAAGCTTCATCAAGTTGTAGTTCTTACAGACGAAGATCAGGTTCGGATCCCAGGAGCATACAACTACGCCGATGCACCCGCAGAGGAGAAACTCAAACTTGAAAAGGGCATCGCAGTATGTCCGCAATATTGGTGTATTCGCGATGAAATCCCTCTCAGCGAGGCACAGCTTGTAATGAAAGAGGACGGACAACACTGCCCCGTGTGTGATGGAAAGGTTCGAGTCACTGAAAAAGAAGATGTTCGAGAGTTTACGGTGATTAAACGAGATCAACCATTCAAATTCCCCGGATGGAAGGAACCGTCAGCTAAGTCAATGAGTAAGAAGCGCGTCCCCTGTTGCTACAAGAAGGCGGAATCGCAGACCGAGGTCATTGTTCCCAAGACTCAATTGGATGAGTACTATGTCTTAACAAGTGGCACAATCCCCGGGCTTCGAATTGCATATTTAGCAGATGATCTTGCAACTAAGCTGAGTGTGAAGACCAACTATGCAAAGAATGTTCCTGGAAACCGAATTGAAGCATCTGCATCTGACATGTTTCGGGTTGGAATGGGTCAGCCCCGTGATACACTACCCATCTTGCTGAACGATAAGCGGACAATTCCAACACCTGAGAATGCAAAGGATCGGGTCTTACAGTGTTCATTTTTTCGCAGCTGGAAAGATCTTGGCGAAGGTGATACGGCCATTGAGCGGATTACAGATGGCATCAATCGAGCCTATATAAATAAGACTCTAACATCCATTCATGAGATTGAGTACGTCACTCGTATTCTTGACTGTCGCGTTATGCGTGTCAATGTGGAGACACAATCGATGATGTGTGGATTCTGGTCGGAAAAAACAGCTCCGAGCTCGCGAACGATCGTCTTGCTAGATACAGATGTCCTTGGACTTGTAAAGCGCCGAACTGGAAAGGTCGGATCTAAGTTTGATTACACGGTTGATGTCAACAAGTTTCCCGATGCTACAAAGAAGGCACTTCAAGCTCTTCACATCCAGGCATGTTCAAGCGATATGCCAACCTTTGAGAATGCCGTATCTGAACTGATGGCAAAGAACATCTCACAATATCAAGTTATTCTTGATCCATTCAAGCGCGTTCAAGCGGTGTTTGTCCCACAGGCAGTTGTATTACCTGTTCAGCCCGTAAATATGGACATTCCAATGGGCGTTACGGTTCGATCGGGGTATGCCGACATCAGTAATGAAGAACTACCGACTAGCAAAACACTCGGCGACTTTCTACAAGATACACGTCACCCTGGATTTAAAAAGAAGAGTATCTTACTCTCAGCAGATGGATACTATAGCGAGTTTCTCCTCGAGTGTGGATTTCATGCAGTATTTCGCCCAGAAGAATCAGAGGATGACGATATTGCTACAGAAGTCATGAAGACAATCCGACCCCCGCATTCAGAGGAAGAGCTCGCGAATGATCCTCCCAATCAGTCCGACCTGAAACTCGCCCGTGAGATTTCGTATTCATCGGAGGTATTTGAGTTCTTACTATTCTCATTATCCAAGGATATTCAAATGGATGACTATGAGTCCCTTCGCAAGTCAATTGCAAACCCATCTGAGACCCTGTATAAGGATCTTACAAAATGGCTCGATGATCAAGCGTATTGGGATTCAGTGGATGAACCGGTTCAGTTTGTGAACAAGGTTCGCACACCGTGTGGGCAAATGCTTAAGGATACATGTAAGAAATCAACCTTGTGTGGATGGCACAAGGATACGTGTAAGATCAAAGTCAAGCCGATTGTAGAGAAAAACAAGATTCTCATTCGTCTGACCAAGACATTGAAGGATAATACAAAACAACGTGCATTGGTCTTAGATGGACGGTTGTCTCCATTTTTTAGTACTGTTCTGTATTTGGAAATGCCTCATGAACTGATCACAACCACAATTTAAACATAATCGTGATACCGGGCAAATCGCCTATCGATAGACCGATCGCAATGACCATCTGAAATACCTCCAATTAGATCCGAGAAGCTGTCCTCACCTGCAACAATCTGAGGATTGGATCCATATGACTTCCACTCGGTGGACGTCTGAATGTTCTCAACGAGATACCGATCATGTTCTTTTGGGTAGGACTTTGCATAGACATCAACCATATGACGCATAAGTTTCTCACTCATAGCATATCCTGAACAGTTCCATAACCTATCGGCCTTAATCGTATTTGGTCCCATTCGGGTGTCTTCAAGGATATTATAATCCCAATGATTCAGATCGTGTGTAGTGTCATACTTGCGATGATTATTTGAAACAAGCGGAACATATCCAAAGTATAACAAATCCCAGTCATTTGGAACAAGCGACATGAAATTCTTTGTCATTTGTTCAGAGTTACGATGAATACGAACATCATCCTCAAGGACAAGGATATTCTTCTTACCCGAAGCAAGCGCGCTATTCCAGATCGAAACGTGACTAATTGAACAAGCTAGATTATTTTGATTTGTATGGTAATCGTGGTGCTTGCTAAGCATCTCCCAATATCCTGTGATGATCTTTCCAGGTGTAGCCTCAAAACGCTGAACATTCAAATCAAAAAACTTGAACTTTCGAGTCATACCATCCCATCGATCCGGACGAGATGCCAAGTTGAGGCAATAAATCCCATCAAACATACTATTCCACAAATGCGGCATATTTCTATACCGACTGACAACTGTAAATCAATTCGGGTTTCCGACCTGATTTATGGTGCGTTCATGGGGAATCGAACCCCAGCTAAAAGAATGGAAATCTTTGATCCTACCACTAGACGATAAACGCAGTTATAGCAGTGCATCGTTTCGATCGATGGTCCTACTGGTTATGAGCCAATCGCGCTTCCTCTGCGCTACACTGCTTTTTTTGCCACTTGGTGGAATCGAACCACCGACCTACCGCTAATTGTGTATACCTTTCCGCAGGCGTCCCTGCTCCCGAGTCATATACACCACTCGGGATTAATAATAAAAAAACATCATTTAACAACCGCATGTTATCAGTTCTTTCTTACAAAGCGGGTGCTCTACCCCTGAGCTAAAGAGGCGTGTAAATTTTCATAATGCCAATTTGAGTACATTTTGATTGAATGACTGGAAGAACTGCAGACTGGGCTTCACGCTCAGCCTTGCGTGCCTTTGCTGCATCATACTTTTTCTTCCGTTCTAGGAAGTCGGCTAGTTGCCTCATTCGCAGAGCACAAAGTTGATCTGCAGCACGTCTCTTAGCAGAGATCTCACTCAACTTCTTACTTTCTTCGGCCCACTTTCTGTAAAGTGGTGTATGGATACGTTCTAATTCATTGTCTTTAAAACCCGAAGCTTGCCATGCTTTGTATGCATCTCCCGATTGGAGCGCAAGTGGTGAAACTATTTCAGTTGAATATCTCTTTTCTTCAACTACAAGTCGATTGAACTCTGCATCCGCAGTCTTAAGAGCCTTATGAAATCGTGAAGTCATTTTTACCGGTGCTTATCCGGTTTGTTGGATAGTTGAAATCCATTTTACGTCATCGTAAAGACTCCTCTTTACGCCTTCTGGGTCTTGATGAAGTGCACCTTCAGGAAGCTCTGGAGGTTGAGGTAGGTGACCTCGTCCTTGTCACCGACACGGAGGAGCTTGGCGAGCGCGGCGTTGGGGAGGATGCGGCGCTTGAAGGAGGGGTCGAAGCACGAGTGCGTCTTGACATACTCGCTGATGAACTTCGTCACCTGGGTCTGCGAGCGGGTCTCACCAGCCTTGAGTCCCATGAAGGCGCAGAGCTCATCGGTAAGCGGGCGCTGGACGAGGAAGGCATTGTTGGCACGACGCGCCTCCCAGACCGCCTTCTCCTCAGGGGTCATCGTAGCCGGATCCTTGCGCTTCTTCTTCTTGGAGTCGCGAGCCTCACGCTTGGCTGTCTTCGCCGCCTCCTGAACAGCCTTCACGGCGTCACGGACACGGACTGAGAGCTCCGAGCTGAGAGTCTTGAGCGTCTCAGCGAGCGCGGCAAGCTGAACCTCAGAAGAGACAGCCGGTGTAGCGGGGGGCTCAACAGCCGGGGAGGCAACCGTGGGCACCGTCACCTCAGCCTTCGCGGGCGTGGCGGTCTTGGCGGTCTTAGACTTGGGCTCAGCCTTCACCTTGGTCTCAACAGCCTTGGTGGCAGCCGCCTTGGGGGCGGGGGTAGCAGCAACAACGGGGGCGGGGGCGGCAACGGTCTTGGGGGCGGAATCCTTCTTGGCGGCAGGCATCTTGTTTGACTTAGAAACAGAAGAAGAGGACGACATCTTTAACGCAGTGGTATACTCTTACCATCGGCGGTCATGTAAGCCCTTTTCTTTTCTACAAACGGGGGAGGGGGTCTCTTGGAGAAAACAAGCATCCGTTCCTTGGCGCCGAGGTAGTATGATTGGTAAGCTAGGATAGGATCCTCACATTTATATTCATTCGGCATGGCCATTCGAAATGGAGTTTGTCCAATCATCGGCAAGGGTGGGAAGTTGTCCGAGAGCCAGCGGATATGCTCCTCAGTCTTGTGAGTCTTGCCGTACCGGTATGTATACTCGCGGCATAGACACAGTCCAAGATCGGAGAGCCAACGATAGTTCTCAACTGATTCACGAATCCAAATTGAACAAGGGTGATTAGGATGGGTTTTCTTATATGCAGTTAGAGGCAATCCATCTGGATCTAACACCCAGTGGGCGCAATAGAGTAGTTGTGCAGTTTCAAGAATCATCTTGACGACATGTTTGTCGCAATGATACTCAGCGGCTTCGCGAGGGTCTAGTGATAATGCAAAGATATTCATGGTGAATTCAGGTAAGCTTTACGATATGAAATCTGTTTTCAACAGCGATAGATGGCTGACATTACAGAAAAAATGGTTATATACGGCTCCTTTTGGTAGGTCACAAATCGCATCAAAACTCTCAATGAATTTACAACATAGGATATAGAATTAGCCCGAAGAAGTGGAGGAGATAGCATATAATCACATAATGACCTAAGCGCTGGCACTTTTCCAAAATCCTCGTAGATGAATCTCCACATTGCAATATGAGATGGCTTGGATAATCGTATAAGTTGCCCCGGAGTTACATCTACAAATCCATGATCAACAAAGGTCTGACATAAAAAGTTCCATCTAATTCGGAGACGTTCCTCTGCATGTTCTGGATCAAGTGGGACTTTAATAAGATTCCTGCTTCGGTACGCCCACATTTCTCTGAGACGTTTGCGTGTCTCAGTTGTCAATGGAACCTTCGTATATGGATTAGCCGGTTCATGTGACTTTAAAGACCATACCCAAATTGTATTGAAATCAAACCACCAAGTCTTACCATTTTCGGTAAAGGCAAAATACTCAAATGGATGCTGTCGGTTACTTTCTTCACATGTCACGAGGTCATCATCATTTGCAAGATCTTTCCTCTTCAGAACACCTGGACCCGCTAACCTGCAGCGATACAATACAAGCCACCTTCTTGCGAATGATTGACACTTGACGACGCGGATATCATTTTCAAGAACGTCTTTCCATATCTGAACTGTCTTTGCTCTCATATGTGTCCCACATAAGCTATGTCCCTTAAGTGCACTCGCAGCACACTGGTTGGTAGATCCCTTCTTCTTGACCGCTACACAACGGACCATTATGTGTTTCTCGGATAGTTCTTGAAAGCGTCAACCGAGTCAGGAAACGTTAAGACAAAATGGATTTACGTCCAGGCTACGTCATAGGATCACACAACAAGATCAAAATGTCCGTTAACGCAATCATCAACGCTTCCAACCTCGACATCAACAAGGTGACTTTCGGTGATATCCGTATCAGCAAGAACAATGGGTCCAAGAGCGTCCCGATCAAGTACAATGGTCAGAACTTCCAGATGCGCATCCCCAAGCTTCAGTATCCTATGGGGGTTTCTGTCAAGGACACTGAGAATGGCACTAACTACACCATGCTCGCGAGCCTGCGTGGATGCGACTCCTATGCGAAGGAGCGGGCACCTGCAGAGGCAGGTGAGGTCGGTCAGATGTACAACTTTCTGAAGGACCTTGAGGAGAAGGTCATTAAGACGGCTGTTGCTCAGTCCAAGTCGTGGTTTGGACGTGAGCGTAAGGAGGACGTTCTCCGCGACAGTATGAAGTCACTGGTGAGTCCCAGTGTGGAGAAGCAGGGTGCTGAGTGGGTGCCGAACGGGAAGTATCCGCCAAGCTTCCGCATGAAGGTCCCGGTCTACCCTAACGACAGGGGTGTTCCAACGGTCAACATGGACGCGGTGGACATGGCGAATCGCCCGATTCCGCTGACTCCTGAGAACCTGGAGTCGGTCTTCCCGAAGCGCATGGAGGCTCGGTTCATCGTCAACCCGAGTATCTACGTGTCCGGGCAGGGATTTGGAGTGACGTGGCGAATCTCGTATGCACAGGTGTCTGCTCAGGCACGCGTCTCGGCTGCTCAGCTGTTTGAGCCGGAGGAGACGGAGGATGTGCCTCAGGCAGTGCAGGTTCCTCAGGAGACAGAGGAGCAGGAGGAACAGCAGGAGGACGAGTCAACTGAGACTCCTCCAGCACCGGCTCCCGCTCCGGTTGCAGCGCCTCCTGCGCCCGCAAAGGTGGCACGCCGTCGGCCCGTGGGTGCGGCGATGTAGGTGCAAGTCCAACCAACTCCCAAACACGTGATCCACTAGGTGGAACACAGACGAACAGGTCATCGTCAATAAAAACAATTTTTTCCTTGGCTGGAAAGGTCAATTCGCCAGTCATATTCTCACATGTCAATCGTTTGAGCGAGCGCGTCCCACACCCCGAGCATCCATGAATCGTTGGAGGATTCAACACCATATCGAGAGTCACAATACGTGAGGCTCCGTATAGACATGCTTCTAGAATTTGATGAGGTGTCATCCACTCCTCTGAGTGAAAACGCTCAACAGCGGTTTGCGATACGACTGACCACAAGCTGTCTTCCTGCGTCCATCCATCCTCTTGAAGGAAGGTTGCAAACGGGTTCTCATAAAACCACAAAATACGAAAGTCGGCGTGGTTGGTCAGAGAATGTTCAATGAGTCCAACGCGCGTCAGTTCTTCAGAATACAACCAATAAACATTTGCATGAGAGTACTGTGTATCGCGGGAACCCCGATAGACATCACGATCATCCATGTTCCAGAGATCGGACACGACATCGACGTCATGTTCACAAATGTCCCTGGATACGTTTTGATAAATAACAGTTGGGTCAAGGATTGACTGCATTAATTAAACGATACGACAACATTGACGTCGTGATGACGCACAGCCTTTGTTGCTGATCGGCTCAGTTCGTGCCTCTTCCTGCGAGTGCCGTCCTCAGCCGTCTTGGGCTGAATGGTTGTGGAGCATGCCTCCATATCTGCGTGGATTGCATCATAGTTGTCCTCTAGATACTTGAGAACCTCGTCCTGGATTGCCCACTCAAAGAAGTTGAGCTGTCCAACCGTCGTGTCGAGTCCCATAAACTGGATTCGCTTCCAACGGCAGAACGGGTCAAACATCTTCTTGCTATACGCCTTCAGGTGAGACTTATAGGCAAGATACACAACCACATGGCGATTGCCGGTTGCGAGATATGATACATTGTGCTTCTTTGCTTAATTAGTGACTAGCCAGTCCAAAAGACGTAAGCTGATACGGGAGTCCCCTGAGAGGATGGTTTGAACCCTTGTGAAGTTTTCGGGGATTGAGTAGAAACCTTGCAGGCGGTGAAGAACCCAATGATCGCGATTCTGGATGACCTCCATTTTTGTATTCTTACTGCGGTATTCTCGCTTAAAGTGGGTCGGTAGGATAAAGACAAATGGCTGAGATCAATGCTCCCACGACAATCATGGATCCGAATGTAGAGTTTGTTGAACGCCCTCCTCCTGATGAGGGTCTCGGTGTCATGACTGCAGTATGCACAGGAGAGGTGATTAGCCGTCTTCGTGAATCCGGTGGGATTATGGAGGCAACGACTCCGGGTCTTTTTATGATGCCTGAAGGCGATAAGGAATATAATACGTTCCTTGAAATGCTTCGTGATCAGCCTCAACTTCCTGATCCTGTGTTTAAGGAGGGCGAGGTTTCATGGACTGTTGAGGAAGCAGGATTTCCGCTTGACCAGATGGATGCATATGACATCGCGTTCAAGAAGATGTATGAGGATATGTTTAGTCGCGCAAATGAACTTGGAACCATGGGTCCCGGTGAGTTCGAAGTTCGTTTGAGTCGGCTCCAAAACGAACTTTCGGAGAGCAAGATAGAGAACCCCAATGGAGGATGCGCTGTCCTCGTACCTACTGGAGGATCGTCCATATACACAACTGAATGTCCGTCTTCGTCGGTTCATAATCCTTTGCAAGTCGTTAGCCCCCGGACTCTCGTACCGCCTCCTGAGGAGGGAGGTTATGCAGGCGACACAGAAATTGATGATGGGAAACGTGGGTCGCCTGTGGATGCGTGATCGTGCATTCGAGAGAACCGTTCGCCTCTATGGCAAGAATGACCAACGCACAGATGCGTGGCTAAATACTCGTGGCAAGATGATTACCGCATCAGAAGTCTCCAAAGTGTGGCAGACACCTGCATCTCGCCTTGAACTTCTGGAGAAGAAGCTGGATCCACCTACGAGGTCGGATGGGTCGAATCCGATCCCTGCATTGATATGGGGAACGCGATTTGAGCCGATTGCAAAGAAGATCTACGAGGATACGACACAGTGTGAGATCATTGATGTTGGCTGTTGTCAGCATCCAGTTCATTCGTTCTTGGGTGCATCTCCAGACGGTCTGATTATTCCCAAGTATGCAGATGCTGATCCGCATCGCTATGGGCGCCTGGTTGAGTTCAAGTGTCCAATGAGCCGTGCTCGCAAAGATGAGATCCCGAGTTATTACGTGCACCAAATGCAAATGCAAATGGAGTGCACGGGAATTGATGAGTGCGAGTATGTTGAGTTCCGGTTCAAGCAGGTGAATTTTACTCAGTGGGATGTAGCCACAGAGACCAAGGGCGTCTTTGCGGTAGATGAGAATGGAAAGGTTGATTATAAGCCAGATAAAGTCGATCTTCATGAATGGCAGTGTTCTCTCACAGAGGATCACCAATACATCTATTGGATCTTAACCGATATCAAGAAGGACTTTGTTCCTAAAGATCCAAACTGGCTTTCGGATCATCTTTCAGAACTGCGCGCATTTTGGGATGATGTTGAACGGCATCGCGCGGCCGGGACGCGGCCGGAAGCACCACCGCCGAAGGTTCCGACTCTTGACCTCTAAACCAATGACACACTCTCGTATACCAAGATCGGTGTCTTGATGCGAACTTCTTATTCCATTCATCGATTGTGAACTGACAGCCCATGCTCAGGTTGCAACGTGAGCAAATTGGAATAAGATTTTGGACGTCTGTTTTTCCACCTTTGGATTCTGGAATATTGTGCCCGCATTGAAAATCAAACACATTCATGGTATTCGTACACCACGAGACCTTGCATTTGTATTGAAACTTAGGACCT